AACGTGGAACAAGGGCGTGACGCAGGGCATCGCGAACCTGCTCGCGCACTTCACCGGCACGATTGGCCAGTGCGGCGGTCATGAAGTTGCCCCGCGCGGCGATGTTGCGTTTGCTCGATCCATAAAACAGCACCGCCGGATAGTAGAAAGTGCCAGGGATGGCGCGCACGCCAACCCTGATCCATCCGCCCTTGCTGCCTTTGCCGGTCACGCCGATGGCGCGACGCATCGCACCGCTTTGCTCGCCTGGGAACTCCCCGGGCTGCGAGATCACGCGGCGCGAGACCAGGGTGCGTGCTTCCTTGCGCACGGCGGCTGCACCCTTGGTGAGTGCGCGCCGCATTTGCTTGCGGTCGTAGTCGACGATGCTGTGGTACGTCAGGCCGACCTGCAGCTGGATGCCCGCACCTGAACTGGTGTTGGTGTGTTCCTGCATCATGAACTCCTCAAACGCCCAGGCCTGGCACGTACACGGTCGGGGCGCTGGCCCCCGGTTCAGTGGGCGTTGCAGCGAAGTCCGTGTCCGCAGGATCGATGGCACCGAGGTCTTTGGCCGTGATGCGAACGAAGCGGTTGGCGTCCTGAAAGTTCTGCGCATCCAGGATGCGAAAGCGCCGACCGCGATATTCGATGACGCGGTTTTGCGCGTAGTACTCCGCCGGCATCGAAAAGCTGAAGCGCACCCAGAAAGAGTGCGTGGGCTCCTCGAGAGTGGCCATAGCCATGCGCGTGGCCACGCCACGCACGGGCTCCACCTTGGCCCACAGCGTGATTCCGGCATCGAAGCTCTGATCGACACCAAAGCTCGCGTTCGGCACGTCGGTCCACAGTCGCACCAGAATGCGGCGATTCAACTCCCCGGTGTCGGGAAGCGTCAGGGCTTCACTCATAGGACGGCAATCCGGTAGGGATCGAGCAAGGCATCCACGAAGGGCAGCTTGTCCATGCGCCCGCGTGCGAAAGCGACCTCGCTGCGCTGGTTGTACAGACTGTCGATGCGCAGCTTGATCCAGTGCTTGATACCGGCGGGCACCATGCTCGAGTCGCCATAACCCGCCTGAAACTGCACCGTGACGGCGCCGATTTGTGGCAGTGTCGGCTGCCAGATCTGGCCGAAGATCGGCGTGATCCGCGTCAGGTCATCGGTGGAGGTCACCACATAATCCTCGGGCGGCATGGTCACCAGATTGAAATCCATGTCCTGGTAGACGATGGAGTTCACGCTCTGCACCGGCCCCTTGGGGATGAGGATGGCGTGCCCGGGGAGCGAATACGGCAGCCCGGCGGGCACGCCCATCAAACTGGGTCCCGGAAAGGCATCCAGGACCAAGTTCCAGGTGGCCGTGAGCAACTGACGGTTGGTCAGCGTCTCGGCCATCTGCCTGGCACTCGTGATGAGGGCCAGGATCAGGGTGTCGTCATCCGGGATGTCAACCCGCAGATGCAGCTTCACCTCGGCCAAGGACACCGGCTCGGCAATGCCCGTGTAGGCATCGACAGCCGGTGCAGTGACGAGCTGAAACGGCATCAGCTTTGCGCAGCAGGCGCAGCGGTGGACGCGCCGGCCGATTCAGCGGTGGCAGCAGGTGCTGCCGTGGATGCCGCTGTTGCCGCACTGGCGGTGTCAGTCGTCGGGTCAGCCGGCGTTTGTGCCGTGGCAGCCGGTGCCGATTGCGCGGGCGTCGCCGTGCTTGCGGGCGCAGTGGTATCCGTCGGCGCGGCAGTGGTCGAAGCAGCGCTGGCAGCGCTGCTCACGGCGGGTTGCGCAGTGGTGGGTGTGGACGAAGCGTCGCTGGTTTGGGCCGGCGGCGCTGCCGGCGCTTGCGAGGCCGACGTTGCAACAGGATCTGCCTGCGCCGGAGTGCTCGACGCATCTGCGGAAGCTGCCGGGTCGGCAGGCGCGGTGACCGGCGCCACGGCGGCAGAAGCGGCCGTGGTTGCGGCAGCACTTGTGTCAGCCGGACTGGCCTGTGCAGGCGTGGCATTGCCAGTTGGTGCGCTTGCATCCGGAGCAGTAGTGGCGGGTGTCGCGGTCTGCGTATTGCTCGTGGCATCGGACGGTGCCGTGCTGTCGATAGCATCAGGATCACCGGTGGCATCGCTCGATGCCGAGGCGGTGGCGCTGTTCGCATCGGTGCTGGTCACATCAGTACTGCTCACATCCAGCACCAGCAGTTCGGCGTGCCCCGCTTCGACATGCGACATGGTCTCGTCGTTGGCGGGGTAGGTTTGGCCCTTGGCGTACTTCACGGACTGCACGCCCGCGCCATTGATGTGGAAAAAATCGATGAGATAACGGATCAGGTTCATGGAAAGCTCCTTCAGAGGTCGGTGGAAAAATGGAAAACTTGGACGCTTCGGCTCGGTCATCCGGTGATCTGGGCAACCGAGGACACGTTGAGGCCGCTGGCCGGCTCAAAACGCACGTTCACGCCCAGCAGCAGTCCGGCGAACAAGCCGGGTATGGAGAGCGCGGTCTGCAGCTGCACAAAGGCGAAGCCGTTGTTCATGTCGAGCTCGTCGACCGAGCAGTCGATGAGCACCTGGACGTTGGCGGCGCTGCCGGCAGCGATCGGGGTGATGGCCTTGGGCAGGCCGTTCACGCCGACGATGGGCTTGGCGTTGGTGCCGTTAGCATCCTGTGCTTGAAGTAGCTGCGCGTTGAGCGTGCCGTTTACACCGGCACCGGTGTCTACCAAGCCGAGCAAGCGATGGACGTTGCTCACCGAAATCCAGGCGGTTTGCCCAGCATTGGCGTTTTGCGGGCCGGTTGTGCCGAGGATGGCAAACTGTTCCGAGCCCTTGGTGTTGGGGAATCCCATGGTTTCTCCTTGCAATTGAGTCAATGAGGGTCAGCGCGCGCCCAGTTGGACGAACGGGGACAGCGTGGTGGCGCCTTTGGCGGGAGAAACGGCCTGCGCGATCTTGCTTTGCCCGTCCATGCGGAAGGTGGTCCGAAAGGCCACCGCATCGGCATCGAAGTACAGATGCATGCTGGTGGCGGTCTGCAAGCCACCAGCCTTGGTGATCGTGTGGTAGTACTGCAGGTCCACCAGCAGCACGTCACCCTGGCTGGAGAACGGTGCCGGATGCTGCGAGAAGATCACCGGCAAGCCCAAGAGCGTGTTGCGCTGCACCTGGGCGAGTGAACCGCCGAGGTTGACCTGGTAGCCGATCGGCATGAAGGCCGGCATGCCGTTCCAGGTGATGCCGTAGAGCGCCGCTTGGACCGACTTGTTGATGATCCACACACCCTTGTTCTCGGAACCGGGCATGAAGCGCGACTGCATGTTGAGCAGGTTCGTGAGCGACAAGGTCTGGGTCGCCTGGCCCTGATCCTTGGGTACGGTGATGACCGCGCCGGACTGGAAGGCGCCCAGCGGCACGCCATCGCCCTGGCCATTGAGAATGGCCTCATTGGTCTTCCAGCGGATACGCTCGGCGATCTGTTTGGGCAGGTAGGACGTGAGCGCGTTGGTGTCCTCCAGCAACTCGGAGGTGATGGGCACCAGCGCCATGAGCTTTTTGAGGCGCAGCGTGGTCAGGCCCAGTTGCGGCTTGGTAGCCTGCGCCACGGACGCTTCACCCTGCCAGTAGGCACGCACGCCGTTTGATCCCCAGGGTGTGGTCTCATCCTTCGGGAAGGACATGCTGTTGCCCGAGATTTCGACGTTGTCAGTCAGCGGCAGCAGGCCATCCTCACCCAGCGAGAGCGTGAAGATTTCCTGCGCGAACTGCGGCGGTACGGCAAAGCCACCATCGACGCCTGCCGATTCGTTGGCCACCAGACCGGGAGCGGCGGCACCAATGCCCGAGCCGACCAGCAGGCGCTCATCGACCACACCTCCGGCGCGACGAGCCACCTCGGCCTGACGCACGGACTTGAGGAACTCGCCAACGCTGGCAAAGCCACGCCGGGGATCAAGCTCACGGTTGTCGCTGACGGTGATGATGCTGGCCCCGACGCCTGCGCTGACGGCTGTCGCCGGAGTTGCACCAGGCTGGACCGCGTTGCTCGATGCCAGCGCCACGGCCACGGTGGCCGAACGTGCCTCTTCGGCGATCAGGGCCATCTCGCGATCGATGGCCGCCGAGGCCGATTCGATCTGGGCGCGCAGGCCGTCAAAGCGAGAGGCTTCGTCGGTGGTCAAGTCGCGGTTTTCTGCGGCAGGGCCTTCAGTCAAGGCTCGCGCGTCCTTGACGAGGTTGGCCTTCTTGGCCTGAAGCTCTCGTAGGTGTTTGCTCATTGCGGGTTCTCCAAATGAAAAAACCCGCGCGGGTGAACATCACCGGAGCGGGTATGAAAAAAGCCGCCGAGGCTTCCCTCAAGCGGCTATTCGTTGGTCCTGCCGAGCATTGCCCGGCAGGCAGAAATCAAATCA